GGGGTAGGTATCGCAATGATATCCTCCCAAGGAGCAGTTCTCTGCTAGCGACTGAAGAACTAGAAACTGTATACAGGTCCATAACTGGACAAGTATGCAGATGCTGGATCAGCCTCACCAAGTAACAGATTATCTGTTATTGGAAGGTTTTCCAACCGTTCTAGAGCGTACATGTATTCAAAGGCCGATTGGCCAAATGATACTGCCGCAGGAGATCCATCTTGAGGTGGTCCGAAAGGATCACCCTCAAAGAGTAGAAACTCCAACACCTTCAGAGGTGACTCCATCAGATTACGATCTGGTGGCAACTCACCTGCTAACTTCTTGTTAGCTCTCACGAGCAGAGCAAGAACCTCTTTGTACCTGTCTACTTTGTCTACAAGGGCAAGAAGTTCCTCGAGAGACAGACCCAAAAAGTCTGCCGACGAAGAACTAATGTCCGTATAGAGCATGATCAATTGATCATAGATCTGTACATAAAGGAAGATAAACAGGTGGTGAATGAAAGCCTCTCTTGAATCGAGTGCTTTAAGCGCTCGTTTATCAAGGGTAAAGACCTTCTTATGGTCCAGAACATCCACATCCGTTATGGATAAGTGAATGGAAGGGGCCAATAAGATCGATCTTGCCAATAAAGCTGCATCCTTTGCAGGATTCAGTGCATTGACAGTTTTACCATCTATTATTGAGCCGTGAAGAAACGCGTTAAGCGTTGTCACGAGAGTTTGTTTTAACTCAAACTCCTCAGCTTTCCAACCCCTTCTCTTTTCGAGGGGGTTCTTGACTTCAACGACCCCAACAGGGACCGCCACCAAATCGGTGATGGCCCTCTGTAAGGTTGAGATATTTGCTTTTTCAAGCAAAGTCTGATAAACGTTGAAGGCACCAGCTGATCTCTGCATAATAGAGTACAGGAAATCAAAAAATGGTAATCGACCCGCTTTGGCGTACATAGTACCCAAGGCAAGGAAGAAAACATTTGGAGATCCCTGAGTATACTTACTTTCACGGGACAATCTCGTCAACCAAGATATTACTCTTGTTCGAACGATTTGTTTACGCAACATTGCGTAACCTATTCCTGCCCTACCCATCAATGATGGTTGAGACATGAACATGGCCCATGAAACGGCAGATACATTCTGTCCACGATGACCCGTAACCTTCGCGAACTCAAAACTTTGATTGGTAGCCATAACACTCTTAGTAGTGTTAATTGGTACACCAATCTTGGCCATGATAGCAAGGTACTTGATTCCGACATCTTCTTCGAAGAAGACGATATCGTCACCAAGAACTTCGTAACCCACATACCAGGGAACTGGTAAACGGGCCGAAGAGTCATCCACACCTAGATCCCAAAAAGAGGAAATAGTATTGGATTCAGCACGAGCCTGCAGTGCAGCCAACTGAGCTATGTAGTGGTGAGTAACCGCTAGCATAGCCCAGGAGCTTAATGCTCCCATTGGCTGACCTACAGAGTAGTGTAGAACCCCGTGACCCTTCAGGGCATAGCCCCTTCCAACGAGTACCTCTCTCCACACTGGACCCAATCCTGGGACCAGTGCGTCAATTATCTCCATTTGGAGAATAATTGGCAGTCGATCAGTTGCGGCCGAAAGGTCGTAACCGAAAGATTTAGAGGAGGTAGCTACCTTAGCCTGGCACCTCATCACTGAGGCGTCCTGGTCAAAAGTAGCATCGTTCGGAAGCGTTCTAAGAAACGCGAAGAGAACATCGTGTAATGGTCGAAGTGCGGATTGAGTCCACACATCTACCATCGCAAATACTCTTACTTTCCCCGCTGCCTCGTCCTTAGTCCCTAATCTCCCAACAGGTGATCCTTTGATCACCTCAGAGAGGTAGAGATCGGTTGTCAAACCGAAGGCGTTATGATGGGCACGGAGACCTTCGTATATATATACGAGGACCCGTATCAAATCATAATTACCTATAAGGCCGAGGAAACGGATCAGGGGTTCCATCTGACCACTAGCCTTTAGGGCTAGGGCGTCTGAGAGGAATCCCATCCACGACAGTTTTGTCGTGGCCGACGCTTTCTCAATAAAGAGAAAACGCGCTTGTCGTCTGAGTAGGGTGAGATCGAACATAGACGGGTCAATTAATTTCTTAATTGAGTCCGCTACTTCGAGAACATCCGACTCCTTGACAGTCAGAGGATCCGTGATGGTTGAAAGCTTTAACACTCCAGGAATCGATATTACTCGATAAATGGAATAAAGCGTCAGCCACCATCGGATTACCGATGACGAGCCGTTGAGCAGCATAAGTCTTCTATCCCTCACGGGTATAAACTTAGGCAGCCCTCCGGCTGACAAGTATGGAAACATCAGTGCAGGCTCCAGCTCCCTCAATGAGGAAACTGGAGTACCCGCAATGGCCTTCTGAATCGCTAACTGCGAAAATTTCAGATATTTCACAACATAAGGAGACCCGTGGTGTCTCCGCATATTATATATGTGGAGCCTAAACGCGTCTAGTTGTCTAATTCTTGACAGGTATTTCAACTTACCAGTAAAGCAAGCTCCGATTAATCGGAAGCCCAACTTAGTGATAAGCCTAGAAAGAGACAAGAGGGGTGAAGGTTTCTGAACACGAGAGATAATATCTCCTGTGTCATCAGCCTTCGTTACCCAAATGAATCGATCTAGCGATACCAGTGTACCAGTCTTAGCAATCGTTCTAAAGAAACTGTCCATTATTTTTTTAGTAGCTCTTGAAAAATTATATTTCATAGTGAAAAATAAATAATGACCGTCTACAGGACCAACCAATTTCTTGGTTGGCAATCCCGCAGAGTGGGCACGGATCCCCTACTTTACAGTAGGTCTCCGCATGTCCATGAGTAGCTCTTGGACGGGCAGGTACCAACCTGTTCACCAGAGCGCTCAGACCCTCCGCCAGGGAACTGTCGACATCAGCGACTTTTGATGTTGTGTTTTATTTATACAGGATTCATATCCCTGTCATCTAGGTCACCGATACTAGTACGCTTAACGAAAGAAGAGCGGCTAGGAACAGATTAATAATCTGGCCGGAGCCTGGTATACTGTCCTCATAGACAGTGACAGAATGAGTCTTGAAGAAGACCATCTGCGACAGACCATAACGGTCTCGCCGATGAGGTCCCCATATCCAAAAGGACCAAAACGTGGCTCAGTAGAGCAACCAAGAAGATTACCGTTGCCGTGTACACGAGCGTAAGCAAGTGTACCGAGCTGGGTTTCGAACCCAGACGGTACATCTAAATGGTCACTCTACCGAGGAGCATGTCCCAGAACCAATTGGAACATGGAGGTCATCGAAAGATACCACTATGCCCTTATTGGATGCAAGACAGGCATCACGTTCCTTCATCCCTCGAAAGAGGGCAGGAAGGCACTGAAGCCCGCAAGCCATCATGTTTGCCTCTCTATTCAGAGACAAGCGACATGACTAATGCGCACTCCCAAATGAGCCGCTCTTACTCCTAGACTAGGGAATCCTCGAAAGAGGTCCTAGCAGGACAAGAGAGAACGCGGTGAACCGCGCTTCCATCCGGAAGTGTTTTTCGCCCCGTTCATCTGCTACTCATAGCAGACGAAACTGGTTTGAGGGTTACACTGTAACCCAGGATCCCAGCCGTTAAGAGAAAAGTGATGAATAGTCACTCTCTCGA